CATCTTTAGATGCGGGCCATCCGTTATAACTAATTGCTTGTGTCATCGATCGGCACTATCCATTGGCAGGTCTCCTCATCAAATCCAATAGCCGTATCTGGTTTTGGTGAGATAAATGCATCGCGTTTTGGGTCATAGGTATAACCAACGCCTGCGTAGTTTTTGCGTATCTTTCCGTTATAGCTAGTACGCAAACATTTAACGCCACGATAGTTTGAGTACCAAGTTTCAGTATCTAAGCCATCAATTAAAATGTTTTCATCTGTACCTGCAATAACTTCGATTACTTTATTGTCATCATCTAAAAATGCATAGTGTGCCATTAGAAAGTCACCGTGCCTGTTCCCGCTGTAAATGAGTAAATGCGATTGCCACCTGATGTAGTTTGTGAATAAGTTAAACCACCAGGTATTGATGCAATTGCATCACGTGATGATGGGTAGGAAAGAATTACTATTCCTGAGCCACCAGCACCGCCGCCTGCGTTCCAGCCTGCTTCGCCACCTAAACCTAAATTAGCTGCCGCTGCAGCAGGTGTGTTACCGCTGCCTGCTGAACCTGAACCGCTACCGCCTGCGCAATAAGTAACCGATGATCCTGAAATAGAATTAGCTGTGCCGCTGCCTGCTGTTGGGTTTGAACCTGCGCTAGATGCGCCACCACCACCAGCACCGCCGCCGCCTGAACCTTCATTACCGCCGTTGTTACCTTGTGAAGGTGATGTGCTAGGTGTATTACCTAAGCCACCTACTGTTGTTGAATTATTACTAAAACCAGCACCGCCACCAGAACCACCGTTACCACCGCTTTCACCAAAATTATTGCCTCGGCCTTTACCACCAAAACCGCCGCCAGTAGATGTAATTGTGCTAAACACTGAATCGTTGCCTGGGCTGCCTGATAGCGGACCACTGCCACCACCTGCGCCACCTGCGCCAATAGTTACTGTAAACGTGTTGCCCGGTGTTACTGAAAGTGTTGAACTGCGATAACCACCTGCGCCACCACCGCCGCCAATGGAACCATCAGCAGCTGCACCACCACCGCCGCCACCAGCAGCTACTAAATAAGTAACTGTAACAGGCGCAGTGCTTTTAAAACCTGTAATACCTGCGGTTATTGCGCCAATCATCAGGCCACCGCACCGATAATTGTCCAAGCATTTGTGCCAGTTTTCAAAGCTACGGCAGCCTTATAACGTGCTAATACAGGCGATGCACTTGTCGCGCCTGCACTTGTGACCGTAGTAGTACCTGGTGTTGCAGCTTGAATAGTTGTTACGCCTGCGCCGATTTGCAGCACGGTAATAGCTGTGCCATTTGGAAAGGCGTAGGTAGCATCGGTAGGTATATTGAAAGTGTTAGCCGATGCATTGTTCATAGTTACTAGCACTTGATATTGATCGGTTGATGCTGCTGTATAGCTTGTACCTGTCTGAGCATTAAGGGTAAATGCCACTAGGCCGTTAAACATGCCTGCGGTCATTACGTCACCCGTTACTGCTGGGAATCCTGTAGCCATTTATTTATCTCCTCTAGTATGAAAGTACATTTTGACCTAAAACTCCGTAATTAGCGTTACCAATAATAAACCCATCGATTATTGGTTCAAGTGTAGTAAAGGTAGTGCGCCATTTATTCGGTGTAACGCTGTGTGCCACGCCAAATACTTGTAAAGTCTTAGTAAGCGTTGAACTACCCGGCTGGTTTGTCGTGATAGTTACAGGGTCAAAAAAATCTAAATCAAGGGCTGCGATAATGCCTGTGTTGTAATTGTCTGTGTATAGGTCTAGCTCGATGGCATCGCACCGCACGCTGGTTTCAGCTCGACTAGCAACGTAGGCACGGGCGTAATTAAGGGCTTCGGCATCCGTCTGCATTAATAAATCTTGCTGGTTATAAGTATGGGCAAAGTATTTAGCCACGCTATCTGCGTTAGTGGCGTTCTGAACCGTGCCGCCCGTTCTGGTGATATTTGCTTGGTTAAATACAAGGGTGTCATCCGTACGCCATACGGCATTAAAATAGCTGATATCTGAGCCGTTATCGTTAAACACGGTAGGCGTACCGCCGATGCTGGCCGTAGTTAATAAACGGTCTTGGAAAGTCCACGATCCCGATGCATCTACATAGACAGCACCATATTCGCTATTAGTGGCTGTCTGTAAAGCTGCTAAGGCTGTACGCGCAGTACCGGGGTCTGCCTGCAGCGTGGTTAGCCCGGCATCTACGTCACGCATTGATGATGGCCAGCCAATAGTGTTAAGGATTTGGTTAATTCTTGTGCCACTTAGGTCACCAGCCGATGCACCTGTAACGGTACTGATCTGTGCATTTTGCGCTAGGCGCGTGGCATCAACGGCCGAAATAGTCGTGTACACGACATCGTTTGCGTTGCGTGGGGTAGTGGTCGTGTAGCTGGTAATAAATCCACTGAACATGGCATAGGTGCTGCCACCGTAGGTAGCCGATATGGACACCTTACGCATTGGCGTTAAAAATCCAAAATACGGGCTACTAGGGTTTTGTGGGTTGAAATCGCCGTTTTGATCTACGATGCGCAGGGTCAATGTACCTGTCTGAAATTCATCGGCTGTAGCTGATCTGCCGCGCCTAGTGCTAACGCTATCTACTACGTTAGATACATCCACAATTAAGGATGCTGAGTCTGCTAATACGTTAGTGCCAAATATGCCTTCGCCAATAATAAAGGCTTGCGCAGTTGATGGGCCTGTACCAAAGTTAATGACTGCATTTATTGTAGGTACTGTCATTAGCCCGGCAACGTTCCTGCTGGGAATCGGGATAAACCTTGCCTTTGTGAATTCAGCATGGCATCGTTTACGATTTCTACAAAATCATTACCATCTAATACTGAGCCTTCAACTATTACTGTTACTGAGCTGTTCGATGATCCTATTGATCCTGCAGGTGGCATGTAATCAAAGATGCCCCCATAGCCAGGTGGTATTGGTTGGCCGCCGCCACCAACTCCAGGTGGCAAAACTCTAGGTATAACTTCAACTGCACCTTTTGCTATAGCTAAACCACCTGTTAACCCGCCAATTATTCCTGCTGCTGTACCTAGTAAAGCTAGGTAATCTTTTAAATCCTTCATTTTAGTATCGTCTGCTATTTTCTGAGCAGCTGCAATACGGGCAATTATATCTGTTTGTGAAGTGTAGTTGAGAATATCTAGCGTGGCCTGAGCTGTTGCCACATCATGCAAGGCTGCTAATTTTGCTATTTTTAATAAATCTGTCTGTGTTTTCTCATCGTAGAAATTAGCCTCAGCTAGGCCACCTGATGCAATTATAGCTGCGTTGTATTTTCTGTAGGCTTCCGCACGCGCTTCATCTGCCTGTTCTTGTGTCATCTTTGTAGATGATATGCGTGCTAATTCTTTAAGTAATATTTGGTTAATTGAGTCTAATTCGGTTTGGCTAATCTCGGTTATACCGGCTAACTTATTAGTTTGCTGTTCTTTGGTTAGCAGCTTTAACTCAGCTAGGTGTTTAAGGGCAGCCTCGCCGTTATCGTTTTCAATCTCTTGCATAGCCAATAGGCGCAGGCGTTCATCTTTATCGTAGGTAGCCTTTAGCGCAGCTGCTATCTGTATCTTGGTTAGATCAAAATTGGCCGCAGCCTTAGACAAGGCAGCCTTAGCCTTTTCTGCTAACAATCTTTTCTTTTCAAGTTCTGCTTGCTTTTTGGTATTTGCTAACTGCTTGCTTTGTAGCAACGCTAATGCCTTGGCTCGCTTGGCTGCATCGGCTTCTAATTTCGCTAAACGCTTTTTGCGTTCCTCTTCAGATAGTTGTGAAGCTGTTGGTGTTGGTATTGGTGTTGGTGTAAGTTTTACACCAGCCTGCGCACCCGCAAAACCCATAAATATATTTTTAGGTAAATTCTTTAGGTTTTTAATTAACGTAGGAATAACACCAACTGCCCCGCCTGCTGCCCGCGTAACGTTAGCAATAGCAGTAGCAATAGTTTCAATAACATAAGCCGCATCGCTTGCCTCAGTGCCACCGCCAACGGCAGCAAAGGCATCTATTAAGCCGCCGCCAATAATCTCGGATGCGTTGCTTGTGGCAACACTTAATACATCCATGCTATAGGCAGTTGTACCTAAATAAGCATCAGCTGCGCCAGCAGATTGTTTTAGCAAAGTGCCTAAAATTTCATTAAATGACTTGCTGCTTAACTCAGCCTTGGTTAGCCCGGTATTGTATTTTGCCAAACCTTTAGTAATGCCTACATAACCTTTGGCTAAGTCTTGGGATACGGTGGCTAGATCAATACCTGATGCGCGGCTAATCGTAATGGCATCGTTTAATAGCTTCTGTGATTGGACTAATGATCCCGTAGTGGTCAATAGACCCTGAAATGCTGGCCTTAAAATGTCATCGGCGATGCCTGCCGATCTTTCAAGGTCGGCTATAAATTTAGATATATCTACGTTAGCAAAGCCAATACCTAGATTATCTACAGCACTGGATAAACGTAGGGCAGCTGCTTCATCCTCAGCAAAGGCTTTTACAGCTTGTTTGCCAAAGTTAATTACTGCTTTTGTACCAAAGGCTATACCTAGGCCACCAGCTAAGGACTTAACACTTTTCATTAGCTTTGCTGTAGCTGTGTCTGCCTGCTTAAATGCTTTTTTGCCTGTGAACTCAGCGGCTATATCAATTCTTACTGATGGATCAATGGCCATTAGTTATACCCCACAGCCGTATTAAATTTATCCCGAGCAGACTCGATGGCCTTGATAACGGCTGCGTTAGTCTTGCCGCCATCCTCTTTCCATGCGCGAAAGATTGCGCGGCCTTTCATCTTGCGTGATCTACGGCCTGCGCCTGTTTGATTGTTAGCATCTACGATCATGCCGTATTGGTTCATCGCTTGTACAAATATGTAGCCTGCTTGCGGATTACGGCTACGGCCTTGGTTAGGGCCAGCAGCTACGATATTTGCGCCTTGGTTATAGCCCGGTCGCTGAACAATAAATGATGATCCCTGCTCACGGCCATTGGCATGTACACGGCCAGCAGTTTCATAGATAGCACCCGATGCTGATGCGTTTTGAATACGCGCTAACGATCTAAACCCTTGGCGGTTAGGTCGGCTAGGGCTGGTTTTATAACCTACGCCGCCTTTAGCAGCTCGACCATCCCACACGGGAAATTTGCCATTATTCGATGCTTTACCCCAGCCCGATAACGGTGCTTGGGATGGAATAAAGCCACGCGCCTTAGACACAATAGGTTTAAGCAAACTAGCCATTTCTTTTCTTGTGTCTTTAGCTAGATCAGGCGTAAATTTTCTTAAAGCCTTCTGGAGATCAACGCCGCCTTTTACCGTTACTGGCATCTTGAATCTCCTTTGCTCTATCTTTCATAGCCTGTAGTAATGTGTTAAACATCCTGCTATCTAGCCCAATTAAATCTTTAGGCGGTATTCCCGTTTCCAAACTGATCCGTGCGATCAAGTAAGTAAACGAGTCACGCCTTATGCTTCCGGGTCATCGTCTAAAACTTCTACCTTTGAAAGTGTTGCTAGAAACGGTGCGCCGAAAATAGGCACGGTATCGCCGCTGCTTCTTAAACACTCCCACGCTAACCAATACACATCGGTCTGCTTCTCATCCTCACGGAAAGCGCGATGAAAACCTTTCTTTGCGTACAACTCAAACGCGTATTCAATAGATGGTGTTATCTGATGTTCAGATACGTTGCCATCTACCTTTGTTATTTTTAACTTTGCCATGCTTTAGCCCCTTTAGTTTTTATCAGGTAGTTGTAATTACGATTGGTGAATTACAAGTAAATGTAATTGATTGTGTAGCGATGTCTGCTACTGCGCCGTTAATATCGGTTGTGTTATTAACTAGGATTGTTGTGCTGTATAGCGGGTTAGTAGCTGATACTGCTGCGCTTGTCTGCTTTAGCGTAATAGGCACTGTTGTACCCCACGCAGCTTGAAGCGTTGCGTTTACGTTCGCAGCAGCTGTATCGCTTAGGAAATCTAAAGTGATAGTGCTTGCTTCTAAACCCTTAACAAACTTATGAGCTGTGTCGCCCATAGCAGTTACTTCGAGTTCATCGAACACGCGATTGATAGTTGCCGATGTAACGTGATCAGTAAGTGCTACTGAGTTAAGAGTTACAACGACTGTATTATTTAGATATACGGCCATTTGTTTATTCCTCGATCTGCTCGGTTACGGGTGCTTTGGTCTTTGTTTCTTTTGGTGCTTCTTTGATCTGCCCGATCTTTATTAAGAAGGCAATATCTTCTTCTGTGTATGCCATGATTTAACTCCAGCTCGTTAGTATGGATATATTGAATTCGGCGGTTAATAGATCGCCGCTATCAGCATTTAATACACCGGGCGCGCTAACGCTGGTTATATTAAATACAAGGTTTGATGCTGCTAGTTTTGTATAAGCCGCAACGATAAAATCCTCGATGCCTTGTAGGTTGCCCTGATTGTCGAACATTGGCACGGTTAGCAAAATCTTAAAATTAGCCATAGGCGAAATAGTTATGTAGCTGTTATTGCTAGGCGTTAGGTATGGATCGGCTGGGATTACTACGCAGCTGTTAGCCAAGATCGTGGCAGGTGGATATGCGAATACCGACCAGACTCCAGCATTGGTTAGTGCTGTTGCGATCGTGCTACGCAACGTTGTAATCGCGGCGGTAGGCATCTATCCACACATGCTATTCGGATTTTGGTACGGAGAAATAAGCCCCCTGATTTTGCCGATCATGCTGTTGCCCATGCGGTAAGGCGATGGGCTAAAGCCATCGAGTCCTACGCCGCCTGTCTGAGATACCTGTCGCGCTTGCCAAATATCTACAGCCAAGATCATCGCAGCTTCTCTAACGCTTGCGGTGTTTACATATGTCGCTGTCTTTGTATCCTCGCCAGTAGCAGTGCCATAAGGCAATACACGGCGAAAGTTTTGATCGGCAGCAGTTTTGGCATACTGAATAAAGCTATAACCCTGTGGGTATTGGAAATAACTAAGCTGTAAATTAAAGGCTGGCAAAATATTGCCAGTGCCAGTTGAAAAAGGGATAGTGCCCGTAATTGTGTAAGTGCCGTTAAATGTTGAACCAGCCCCGGCAATCGTCACCGATTCCCCTGCGGTAAATATGCCGGGGTTGGCAATCATCACGGTGGCAACGTTGCTAACTAAAGCAGTGCCCACTACTGGCGCAGAATCAAACCAAAGGAAACTGTTAATTTGATCTTGCGCGGATTGGCAACACTCCTCGACCGTGTTATCCGAGTAAAGAGTACCGATCCCGAGATTTGTGCGAAGCTCGGCGACTGTTACATATGTAGCGGCCATGATCGGTACTCCTTACTTAGATCGGGTCGGTAGGCGAAAGGGCTAATCACCTACCGACTATTAGGGTTATTAGTTATGCCTTCTGGTATTTAACAATGCCGTTAGGCATCTTGGCAATAGTTGCCATAAAGCCGTAGATAGCAACCTGAACCTGAAGGTTAGAAACTACATTTACAGACATGAAAGCCTGTGGGCTGCGATAAACAGTAAATGCTTCAGGTGCGAGAATTACAGCTGAGTTATCGTCAAAAGTAGTCGCAGTAAAGTTCTTATCTACATACAGATCAAGACCTAATACGTTGCCGCGAATTGATGAAGGTGCGACTTGTCCAGCTGCGTTCATTGGTTGAATTGCGTTATAAATTGGGCGGCCAGTTGTATCCACAGCACCTAATAGTGCTTGGTATTGCGATGGATTTCCGATGTAGTTTTGAGCAAAATAACCTGTGCTCTTATAAATAAAAGCTGCTGCCTCTGATGAGTAGGTAATAATGCCAGCACTATCCGCTGTTGTAGGTGTGGCAGCAGTTCCAGCAGCTTGTAGTGCTACTAGCGCAGCTGTATCAATAGCTGTTAAATAAGCATTTTGTAGCTGGGTTGTGAGCTCGTCATAAAAGCCAGGGTATCCAGCTCTTTCTAACAATTCTACACTCAGTGTATTCATGCCGGAATATTTTTGTACAGTGCCAGAAAGAAATGGACTTTCCATGCCTGTATTTTGTACTGCGCCTGCTTCTGCTTCGACTGTTACAACAGGTGCGACACCTGTACCGCCGCCTGCGGATGTTACAAGTGATGGCACGTTGATTGTCATACCTGTAGGTGGCAAAACGCCTTGGCTACAAGCATCAATAGTTGGTGTACCAAAACGTGTGTTAGTAACAAACTCGCTTAGGTACTGTGTTGGGTTAAAGCCCGGGTTAGTACTAAATGAATCATCTGCGGCAGTTACATACAAAATTGAATCTGTATTACCCATGGCTGCCTTGATCTTATGCTCTGTGTACTTTCCCATCGATGTGATTGGTGTACGAACTGTTTGGCTGTCTAATACGGATGGGCGAATAATTGGTCGAGATGCCTCAACTGGGGCAGCCTCGGTCGCTTTTTCTGCCGGAACATCCGGTGTATCAATAGGGGCTGTAGTCACAGCTGCCTCGCTTTCGGTTTCGGTTTCGGTTTCAGTTTCTACGATTGTCGTATTGACTGTTGTTATTTTTTCTTTGGTGCTAGTCGCTGCTTCCAGTTCAGCTCGTGCCGCAGCAATATCAGTTACAGCTGCGGAATCAAAAGCAGCCGTTTCAACTAGGCTTACTTCTTTAAGGACAGCAGCGGTAACCAACAGGTAACCCTTCATCTGCTTTGATGCGGATACATCCACACCAACGGATAAGCCAGATACAAGGTTTTCCTGAGCTAGTACAAGAGCATCCTGTCCACGGCTGCTACTTGAAATTTTGAACGTTGCGTAAATACCATCAGTGTTATCGCTAAAGTTCATAGCGCGACCAACTGGCTTGGTGCTGTCATGCTGCGCAAGTAATTTAATCTTTGAAACATCAGGGATTGCGATTGAACCTTGCTGGAACACGACAGGCCCAGCCGATGTATAACCAACTTCGTTATACGGTGCGATCTTGCCTGAGATAATACGGCGATCAGCATCGGCCGCCTCGATTGAATTACTAAACGTTAGTTGTAACATTGACAGTATCTCCTGATCCATTTGGCGTTAGCTGTTCCATTTCTTGTGCTTGTGATACATCTATTAAGCCAAGGTTTAACATCTTTTCAATAGCATCTAGTCGCGCCATAGTGTCGGCGCGTAGGAAAGTTTCATCTACAGCAAAGCGCACACGATTACCGTGCGCTGTTAGATCATCCATTGATAAACGGTTTTCGATTGCGCTGATAAATGGCTGTAGTGAGTAGGCTACGAATTCTTTGCGACCATCTAATATATTTTGATATGTCATGCTGTTATTCATATCTGCGCTGATGTAATACGCAGGTACGTTCATTAACCGGGCAATCTCAGTAGCTAGGTACTGGCTACTTTCGTTATAGGTCATATCTTTAGGGCTAAAGCCAATATTTTGCGCTTCTAAAGTGCTAGTTAAATATGCTGTGCTGCGATTTTGTCGCGCTGATTTCCACGCAGCTAGTAAGCCTTGTACTTGCGCTTCAGGTAGATCAGCACCGGTATTTTTTAAGATAGTAGTTGCCATTGGTGTAGCAGCTGCGACTGCTGCGGCTTTCTGAATATCTAGCGCAGCTTGAATAGTGCGGCCACCAGTTTGTAATACACCAGGCAATAGTGATTGGAAAGTTACAAGTGAACCAATACCATCCATAGGTACTTGTACGCCATTAACTGCGTAATATTGAACTTCATCACCATACTTATTTGTAGTTACGGTAACACGAGTATTTGGTACGAATTCAAAACCTGAAGGGCGATTATCATCTGCGTAAAGTGATGTAACGCGCCAATAAGCAACGCCATAAAATAGCAAAGCATCTACGGTGTAGGCGATAGTTACGCTAAGCGGTTGGCGTATATCAGGTTGATCTAGCCATACCGGGGATTCTAATTTTTTGCCTGTAGATTTTTTATATAAACCTAGATCGATGCTAGATATAACGCCTGCGATTAAATTACGGCAACGGCTAACACTAGGTACTTGTAGCGCAATATTGCGATCCATCGCAACGCCATAACCGTAATTTGATAGGCCGCTGTTATAGCTATACATGCCTGCGCCGTATGTACTGTCCATGATGGCAGGGGCGTATTGGGCAGTAA